GTTACTCAATTAAACGCAGTTCAATTAGGAGGACCAAACGGATTAAATAATTAATTATGAAAAACTTAAATTCAATCATTAGAAGAGTTATTAAAGAAACTCACGAAGAAAAATCTTCAAGATATATGTTCTTTTCAAATTTAGAACAAATGAGAAGACAATGCGATTTATTGTTAGATTTAGATAGAGATATGGTTGAAGGGATCTTAGAACACGGTCATGATTGGGCTCAAGATCACATTGCCGAAGCAAAAAACAATATGGATCAAGTTTTTGATTTTCTAATGAATAAAACTAATTCCGAGTCTGATATGGAAATGGAAGACAATATTATGACGGAAGGTAGAAAAAAAACAGGAACAAAATTATGTGCTAGGGGTAAAGCAGCAGCTAAAGCGAAATATGACGTTTATCCCTCAGCATATGCTAACGGATATGCGGTTCAAGTTTGTAAAGGTAAAAAACCTGGATTAGACGGGAAAAAAAGATGTTCAGGGGCTTTTTGTTAATTAGTTAAATCCAATTTGTCTTATTAAATTTTCTTTCCTATATTTGTAGAACAAACATAAACTACAAATAAATGAAAAAAGCGTTTTTAAGATTTTACAAAAGATTCAAAGTATATTTAGGGAAACTCAACCGTAGTTCCGCAATGAAAACTCATGAGGAAGTAGAACTACACGAAAAAACCGCCTTTAAAATTTGTGTTAAAGTTATATCTCACAAAGATTCAGATTTTATGATTGCACCTATGTCTAACAAAAGATACATTCTTAATGAGACACTAAATCTTTTCATTATAATTGACTATGGTAGAGTAGAAATTACAAACCACGTATTTCATTATGATGTGAAACTTACAGGTAGAGATTTTGACAGGGTCATTTATTTATACGATAATGAAACCGAAAGAAGAAGAAGTAATGCTGAAATGGAAGTCAAAGGAAATATAAAAAATTCTTTACAAAAAGTTTTAGAAAAAATTGAACAAAAAATTAATTCTAATCCAAGTTAGATTTTAAATTTCGAATGATTGACAAAACTGTGGTGTCTTCTTTAATATTCTTTTTTGGTTTATAAGAAGTCATCACAGGTTTTTGTCCTTTACCTCGTTGTGGATCTTTTTTCTCGGCTCTTCTTTTTTGAGCACAAGCGGCCTTTTTTTGTGAGTCAGACATTTTACCTGCAACACCCGCGGCTCTACATTTTGGATAAGCACCTTTAGAAGTGTCACTTCGACCACATGGGGGGTGTTTTCCGTCGACTTTACGACAAATGTTTACCCAAGGACCTTTTGGTTGAGAAGACCCCTTAGGCTTCTTCTTTTTACCGAACCAAACGGCCAAGTCTTCATTAATTGTGTCGGGATAATCGATGTCTCTTTTATATGAACCTTTTTCGTCTTTTTCCCACACACCAACATTTCTTTTAACATTTTTTTTAAGTGTATTTAAAAGAGATTTTTTGTTGTAATATTTATTACCATCATAAATGAATGGGGATAGTTCTGAGTTTTTCCATTTGTATGAACCAATTTCTAAAGGAGCATTATATATACCCGAGGTAACAGTAGTGTTTGTTTCTGTGAGTAAATCGTTACTAACCTCAACCCATTCATTAAATGGGACTTTTTCTAAAAATGGTGCCATTTTTTCTTTAAATGGGGGGGTTTTTTTATCATTCATAAATTGATTTATAACATTACCATCCTCATCTGAAAATGTGGAATAAGGGTGATGTTTAATATAGTCTTGTATTTTAGCTGCAGTTCTTTCTAACTCTATTATTTGGTCATGTCTTAGATCCCAAGTTTTATCGTAACTATCATATTGAACTAAAGGACTTTTATAATCTGATACAGGTTGGTTAAAAGGTTCTAATGAAGATTTTTCAAATGGACGAAGACCAGGTTGCATTGGAGGTATATAACTACCTCTACCGCCACCACCATCTCCAGTGGCTTCTTTAATTACTTTTTTAATTATTTTGTTAAGTCTATCCATTTGATTATATATTATAAATATCTTATATTTTATATATGGAACAAAAAAATGAAAAATACGGTAATTTATTTGGGTCAATAGATTTATTGAGTGAGGATCACCTTGAGATTATCTTATCAACAATGGACTCTGAAACCGCATTATATTATTTAATTGAATCTGTTAAATCTGCACATAGAAAAGGTGCGTATTCGATTGGTGAAACTGAAGTTATATCAAAGGCGATTAGAGTTTTGATTAAATAATTTATTTGATTTACTAATATTCTCTTTACCCCACAAAGGTTGAAGATTACTTAAAGACCAACAATTCATAAACTCATCGTCACCTATTTCTAAAATAATATATGATGATATTGGTTTTATATGGTCCACATGCCATTCACCATAATTATCCCATGTCATACCATTAGTAAATTTGGTTTCTAAATGTGAAATAAGATCTTCAGGTGTGTATTTCAAAATCTCAAAATAATGTCCGTTTTTGTTGATGTTGTTTTCTTTTAGAACTTGATATATTGCAGTTCTGAAATTGTTGATTAGTTTATAGAGGGGGTCTCTCGCTTTACGATTTCTTTCGTAATCACGTTTGGTTTTTCTCAATTTATCACGATTCTCTTCTCTCCATCTTTTTTGATATTCTTTTAGATGTTCTTTATTTTTTTCTCTCCATTCAGAATAGTATTCTGATATTTTTTCTTTATTAGATTCGTAATATTTTTTATCAGATGTTTTTTTTCCTCCAAAATATCGTCTACCCGGAGTATCCATTTTAACATCATTTTCTTTTAAAACCCTATTAATTGTTTTTTCAGAAACCGAATACTTTTCACCAATCTGTCTAGTTCCCCAAATATTATTAACATATAAAGATATTATATCCTTTATTTGTTCATCATTAAATATAATTTTTCTCATACTATAAATACTCTCAATTTCTCTATTGTTAATAAATACACATAAAAAAAGGGACAATTTCTTGTCCCTTTAATGTTATTTTTTAAGATTTTGATTATCTCAATTCTCTTAAATCGAATGTTCTAACACCATCTACGGTAATTCTGCCATAGAACCTGTTATTCACCATTTTTTTCGCGTATCTGGTCATAATACCTTTGATTGGCGTAAAGTTGAATGGGTTATACATTGTAGGTGTTAATTGTAGAGGAACATACGGTGCGTAGATGTAACCTGTGTCTAACAATGATGTTCCTTTGTGTCCGATCAAAACTTGGTTTGGTGGGAAGTAAGGATCACGATAAACTTGGTAACGACCTGATAATGTTCCAACTCTTTCAATACCCATGTTGTATTGGTCTTGATCTGGAGCTGCGTTAGATACGTGGAAGTATTCTAAATCATCAAAGATTGCAGAAACCTCAGAAGATACAACGATCCAGTTAGCACCACCTCTCAAAGTAGATTTGTGGATTTGTGCTGACAATTGGTTGATAGCTGTAATCAAAGTTTGGTTCCAGTCTTTTTGAGTGTAAGATGTAGTAGCGTTAATTCTTCTCCATCCGTTGTAGTCCCAACGTAAGTTCCAAGCCGCACCTTTACGTAAGTCACGTAAAATTTCACGGTCGATCTCAGCCGCTACTTGCTCTGACAACAATGCTGTCAATTCAGCCTCAGCGTCGATGTTATGGAATGCCGCAACGTCTTGAGCTAATTCAGGAGACCATTGTGCTCTTAGTTTTCTTTCTGTAACAGATACAGTAACTGACTCAAGGTCAAAAGAAACTTCACCGATCTCATCTTCGAACTCAAGGTTAGCATATCTTCTATACCAAGCCGTGAATGAAGTTCCAGCAGCACCTGAAAAAATAGTTGTTCCTGTGTAACCATCTAAAGATGTTGAGTTACAATCAGCACATACTGGACAAGATAAATCAACTTCTAAATAGATACATCCGTTCTGATCACAAATGTCATTGTAGCTACCACCGTTTCCTGTGGTAGTTCCATTTGCAGGGAAAGTATTTCCGAAAGTTGTTTGAGAATTGCTTCCGTATTGGACGATACCTTTACCGTAGATTTGAGTTACAACTCTAAATAACAATGGTAAGTATTGTCCATTTGAGTTTTTAATAACATCACATGGTGTTGTATCTGCTGATAATCCAGCTCCACCGAAGATTTTAAGATCTGAAAGGAAAGATTCAGTATCCATTTCATTACCATCTGGACCGATAAGTTTACCAGCACCTGCACTAGCAAAACCACAAAGTTTGATAATTACTTTTCTAGTATTTCCTGATGTAAGAGCCGCATCAACTAAAGTTCCTGCAGACCATACTTGAGTAGTTGCGGTTGCAGTAACTGCAGTCCACTTACCTTTAGAATAGTCAAATAATCCTGGAGGATCTAAACCAGCCTCATTTCCTTCGTAAAATAAATCATAAAGATTTTTTTGGTAAGAATATGGTCCTACTGGTGGGTAACCTTGGTTAGGATCATTTTTTCCTGAGTTTACAGCTTCAGGAGAACCAATTGGTGGGTAATGTGTTCCACCTGTTGGGTTGTTTGGATAATTCGCTATTGAATCCGCATTTTGATAACCTTGGATTCTTGGAACGAAGTAGAACAATTTACCGATTGGTAAGTTCATAGCTTGAACCGATACGATATCGTTAGCTAACAATTTAGAGAAAACACGTCTTACGATTGGGAAAACAACAGTTTCGAACGCTCCGTTAGAAGATCCGTCAGAAGTTGCTTCGTTAATTAAGTAAGATGCTTGGTTTTCATACAATTGTGCCACGTTTTCTTTTAAGTGACCTCTTAGACCATCTAAAAAGCCTAATTTGTCCCATTTGTTGATTGTGTCTTCTTTGATAACTTTAAGGTGCTTAAGACCGATGTTACCAACTAGACCTGATTCTAATAATGCTCCCATTTTTTTTCGAGTTTTTATTAATTTATGTTTATGTTTATTTTAACTTTGTCATCAAATCCTTCATTCTCATAAATTGAGGATTCTCGTAAGTTTTTGATTCAATCAAATTCACTGCCGATCCTGTTGATACGGTTTTAACTGTTCTTTCAATTGATTCGTTTATTTTGTTTTCTACATTTGAACCAGAATTTAATTCATTTTTGATGGTTCTATATAGATTTTTTGATTCCTTCAAAGATTCAACATCATCAAATCTTTTAAGAATATTTATTTTTTCTTGTTTTGTTGTTGAGTGTTCTGTGAAAAGTCTTGTGGCGTAGGCCAAGTTTGAATTGAAAACTGCAACCTCATTTAACTTAGTTCTAAAAACGTCAAGTGCTTGTTTGTATTCTTCGTTTTTTTCTCTTAACAAATTAACTTCATTAACTGACGATTCAGAAAGTTTAAATGGATTGAATTCCATATTTCTGTTATTCATTCTTGATTTTCTTAAACCTCTACTACCATTTTTTGACCCATTACCGTAAGTTCTTGAAGCTTCTTTCGTCTCAACTTTTTTCATAGATCCCTTTTCCATATTCTCACCTTCTTTATATTCGAATTTGGCTTTACCAGTACCCATGGCTTTGATTCCTTTTCCAAAAGCTTCTTTTCTTTTTTCATTGAATCCTCCACCCATATTAGGTTTTTTATTGTAATTGAATTTTGGACCTTTTCCGATACCAACACCTTTTGGAGTTACAGATTTTTTAGACTTCATAGATTTTTTAGATTCCATCATGTAATCATCCATTTCCATCATTTCCATGTCATCCATTTCCATCATTTCCATGTCATCCATTTCCATCATTTCCATGTCATCCATTTCCATCATTTCCATGTCATCCATTTCCATCATTTCCATGTCATCCATTTCCATCATTTCCATGTCATCCA